ATGAAGAAATTAAAGAAGGAGATTGGTGTTTATGTTCTGAAGAATTAGTCCATAAAGTAGTAGAAATTAAATCAAATATAGGTATAATTAGATTTCAAGATGGAGTTACTGAAGTATTAAATGCTTGTGAAAAAATCATCCTAACAACAGACCCAGACTTAATTGCAGATGGTGTTCAAGCTATTGATGATGAGTTTCTTGAATGGTTTGTTAAGAATCCAAGTTGTGAGGTAGTTGAGGTTAAAAAAGGATTTGCAGATGGAAGTACTTATGGATATGATTTCCTTAGTTACAAAATCATCATCCCACAAGAAGAACCTAAACAAGAAACATTAAATAAAATAAATAATATGAACGAAGAAATTAAAAAACAGATAAATCTGTTAGAAGAAGAACAAACCAGAGTAAAACAATTTATAAATGAGAATAATTTTAATTGTACCACGGCACCATATGTGATCGCTAAACAATACAGAGATGAAATTAAAAAACATATTGGAATTTTAAAAATGAATTTAGAAAATTAAATAAAATAGTAAAATAAATTAAGATGAAACAAACAGCAGTAAAATTAAAAGACGGACAAATAGGGTTGGTAATTAGAGAGTGGAATTGGGAAGAAAACCCACACCTGAAAATTTATAAAGATAGTACATACAAAGAAAGATTACACGAGGATTTTATCGATGTAGAACTTAACGGGCAGTTGAAAACACACAAACAACCTTTAGGTCCAAATCCCGTAGAGAGTACATTTTATCATGTGTTTATGACTGTATGTAAAAAAGATATTGAATATGTAACTTTATAGTCAGGTGGCGGAATGGTAGACGTACTCTAATGTAGTTTGACCCACTCTAAACATTAGAGTTAAAAAACCGAAGATGGGAAGTAGGTTTACAGGTTCGATTCCTGTCCTGACTACGCAAAAAACACTGGATGGAGTTTCCTTACCTCAACGGAGATGGGTTTTTGAAGTCTAACTTGTCCTATAGTGTAATTGGCAACACGTCTGGTTTTGGTCCAGAAGAGTCGAGGTTCGAACCCTTGTGGGACAACAACACGTAAACCTAAGTACCCATACCGCTGACGGTGGGCTAAGTAAGATACAATTTCGTACCGCGGGAAGTAGAATGCTTAGGAGCGTGTTTTATAGTCAGGTGTACGGAATGGATCGCACCCTTAGAAGACGCTCAACTCGTCATTAACAAATGGAGGCTTGGGGGGAATACAGGTTCGAATCCTGTCCTGACTACAAAAAATTATAAATTATGATACCAATAGTACATCCACTAAGAATTAAGACTTCAATTGATATTTCATCTATATCAAATGTAGCAAAATACATAAATGAAGGGAATATTTTAGAATTGAAAGATAATCCAAAAAACAAGTTTTTAATTTTAACGCTTGATAATATGGTAGATGAAGGATTATTTAATAAAACTGTTATCAATAAGATTTTTAGTAGTAACATTATAAAATATAGTCGGGTGGCGGAATGGTAGACGCTAAAGGGTAAGTTGGAGTGCAAATCTCATGAAAATTTAGAACTATGCCCGTACAGGTTCGAATCCTGTCCTGACTACGCTACAAAAGGCAGACATAAATCTAGAGTGAAATTGATGGTGGTTAAATTTCTAAAGTCTGTATTGTACCGCCCCAGCGAGGCAGCTGACCGCTTGGAAAGACAAGCAACTTAGCAAGGTGGCGTGTTGGCATACGCACCCGATACAAGGGAGAGATCAGGTTCGAATCCTGTCCTTGCTACAGCAGTTACTTGACTTCCGATAGTACAGTAACAACCATTGGGATTTCGGGAAGTCCATGAATGGTGGTGTAAGTAAGAGATACTTACGACGGTGGAGTACCGAATACGCAGAAACGAGACATAGGGGTGACTCTAAGTTGGACCTCAAATCTCCACCATTTTAGTCAGGTAGCTCAACGGTAGAGCGTTCAACTGGTCAACGGTTGAAAGGTTACAGGTTCGAATCCTGTCCTGGCTACTAACTAATAAAAAAAGAATGAAGTATTTTAAATTATTCCTGATGTGCCTTGGTTTTATCGTAATCACATCAATGTTTGGCGAATGGATCGTCAGTCGAGAAGTTAACGGGTTCCTCCAGCTTTTAAGTTTCGTTGGGGTGTGTGGAATCTTTATTTATATAGTAAACGAAACAATAAGTATTTTATTTAAAAACAAAAAACAAAATGATTAGTACTTTAATTTTTATCGCAGGAACAGTAATTGCTGCCATTATTGCATTTACCACAAGAGATCGAATGCACACAGTGCACCATGACGATTATTACGATCGGGACGTTAAGAAGTTTAATAGCAGTTGGCTATTCAAACCCATCGGAGTTTTTATTTTAGCTCTTTTAATTTCAATCATTCAGCCATTTGCATTGGATCGAGTAGACGCAGGTCACGTAGGTATCAAAGTTAACTTGACTGGAGATAAACGAGGAGTATCTAGTTATGAATACAAGACAGGCTGGGTATTATATAATACGTGGACCGAGCAGATGCTAGAGTTTCCTACTTTTCAGCAACACATTGAATACAAAGACCAGACGGTTATTACTAAGGGAGGATTTGCGGCTTCAATTAAACCAAGCTTCAACTATTCTCTTAAGCCGACCGCAATCGGTAACATGTTTGAAAACTTAAGATTAGACATAAAACAGATAGAACAGGGCTGGTTGATGAATGCAATCGTTAGCTCAGTGAATGATGTTGCTAATAAATGGGAAGTAGATGCAATATTCAATAAACGTGAAGAATTTGAAGCAGCGATCGTTGCTGAATGTAACAAGCGTTTATCTAAATGGTTTTCAGTATCACAATTAAGAACTAATATAACTCCACCTAAAGCATTGCAACAGGCAATTGAAAGCAAGACAAAGGCAGTACAAGAAGCTCAAGCAGCAATGCAAAGAAAACTAGTTGCGGAAGCTGAGGCTCAAGAGAAGATTGCAATTGCAAAAGGCGACTCAGCTAAAGTCATAATTGATGCACAGGCACTGGCTCTAGCTATGAAATTAAAACAAAAAGAGATCACGCCGCTTTATGTTGAATACCTAAAGGCTCAGTCTTGGAATGGAGTACTTCCAACGACAGTAGCTGGTGGTTCTGGAACATTCCTAAACATAAAATAATATGGGTATCGCAAAATTAAACCTTACAAATCCGAACGATTCGGATATTAAATTCAAGATCTCCCGGTTTCCTGATGGACAACAAACTGTAGATATCGAATCTGCACCAATGTATATCAATGGATTAGATGTTAAGATCTATTCTCGAATGAATTCTTTTCGTGATATCGAATTGATTATTGCTGCCAATCAAGCTCTTAGAGAAATGGCGGTAGGAACCGTTACCTTATATGTTCCTTATTTCTTGGGTGCACGCTCGGATCGTAAATTTCAACAAGGAGGAACCAATTACTTAAAGCAAGTGATTTGTCCAATCATCAATGCACAAAAATTCGACCGTGTGATTGTTTTAGATCCACATTCAGACGTGCTCGAAGCCTGCCTAACCAATTTTGAAAAGATCAATAACTTTAAGATCGTCAAGCAGGCGTTAACCGATATCGATAATCGAAACGACGCTCGAGACAGAATATGTTTGGTTTCACCGGACGGTGGAGCTTTAAAGAAAATCTATGATATCGCACACGAGTTTAAAATCCATCATCTTGTTACGGCAATGAAGCATCGTGACATTCAAACTGGAAAAATCAATCACACTGAAGTTCCAAATCTGCCAGTCTCTGTTGATGGTGAAAAAATGAAATATGTTATAGTTGATGATATCTGTGATGGAGGTAGAACATTCACTGAATTGGCAAAAGCAATTCATGCCCAGCAACCGGAAGCTAAACTTTACTTAATCGTAACGCATGGAATCTTTTCTGCAGGATTTGAAGATCTGAGCAAATACTTTACTACGATTTACACAACCAATTCTGTAAAAGATATCAAAAATGTATTTGGTGGTACTGATGCGGAAAGAGCTGCAAAACAAATCGTAGAACAATTCAATGTATTCTAATGAAGATAATCAAACCTCCTCACTCAATATCTAAAAACTACGATAGACGAACCAAAAGAGTGTTTTTAGCCGGCACTATAGAGATGGGAAATTCCTTTAATTGGCAGAGCCAGGTTGAAGAAGCTCTAATCAATACTGGGTGCACGATACTTAATCCACGTAGAGAGGCATGGGATTCAAGTTGGGAACAAAAGATCGAGAGCCCACAGTTTTATCAGCAAGTCAATTGGGAATTGGATGCTCTTAATAAATCTGACTTAATCATCCTGAACCTCCTGCCTGACTCCAAATCACCTATCTCTCTTCTTGAATTAGGATTATACGCTAGCAGTGGAAAGTTACTGGTATGCTGCCCAGATGGATTCTGGAGAAAAGGCAACGTTGAGATCGTGTGTGAGAGATACGACATTCCACTATACGACAGCCTAGACGATCTTTTAAATTCACTTACGATAAATCAAGCTATAATAATATGAAAGAACAAAAATTTTTAATTATTGATGATGCATCTGAAGTAAATTCATACTTACGTGATGGATGGGAAGTAATTTCGGTAACCGCACAACACG